CTTTTATGAACCTGCTAGCTTAGTGACGAGGGTGCCTAGTTTAGGCAGTCTTAGATGGCTAAATATAGCCGCTTTGATCGGATCTCGGAATGCTGACCGTCGATGGTCATATGACTAACTCCGACAGGAGACTACGATGACGAAGATCAAAGATCTCGTGACCGTGATGGTTGAGTCTGCTCGCCTGATCGCCTCGACTCCGGAAGAGCTTTATGAACTCTCCCGGGCAGTGACTTACGTGTTCTTCCTCCATATGGAGGATGATCGCGCGTCACTGTTTGAAGGTCTTGACGAAACGGCTAAGGCAGGCGCTTTCGCCTTCTATGATACGGCTGTACGGTGCGCGACGGCCTGGTCCAAATACCAGTCCGGACAGCTCGACGGGCTAACTGATGCCGACCTCGATCGTTATCGCCGCGTTCGCGCGGCGGTCGAACCTGGTTGGCTGAAGTTAATAGCCCGCTCCGAGTCGTCCGATTTCTGGCCGGACCTCGTCGCTCGCAAACTGTATCAGCTCTTCATGGTGGCATTGCGCTCCAGCATGCTCGACCAGAATGTCCCTTAAGGACAAAGGAGCATCCACATGACGTGGAGTCCCGCCTCTCCGGTTACCGGTGCACCTGGCACCGGGCTGACATCCCCCACCTACACGTTGGCCACAGATGTGGCCCCAGACGTGAACGGTGTGGCCCGAGCCGTAACAACGCTCGGGGGCACCCAAACGGGTGTCGAGGTTAGTTCTCCTTCCAATCCGTTCACCTTGCTCGCGACTCGTCCGAAGGTGCTTCGCACCCTCCCGAGTTTGCTAGCGAACGGTCAGTTGCCGTCAGTCCCGAAGAATACGTGGATCGTCTCCCTCCGCAAGGGGGTTGACGTTCTATCGGGCCAGCCAAAGCAGGTTATGCTTTGCAAGCTGGAAATCAGTGTGCCGGCTGGTGCCGACACCGCTGATCCCGAGAGTATCCGGGCTGGTTTGTCACTGTTCATTGGTGCTCTTTGGGAGCAAAGCAATGAACTCGGCGACGCGATTGTGACCGGCGTGATCTAGCCGTGAAGGCTAGGCGCACTGGTCGCCGTCGCGGGAATCTAAAGCGCCTAGTAATAGGTGCGATAGTCGCCGCAGGGATTATCTCCTATTCCGGAGATAATCCGACTGTAAGAGCGTTTGCTCTCCAGTCGCTTGAGAAGATCCTTCTTCTCATCCCGTGACTTTTCCAAACTGCAACTGAGGTAAAGGACTGGACCATGACCATGTCAGATCTGCTCTTTTCCGACCTGCTCGATGACTTAGCTGGGTACCTTCCTGCCGGTTTTAAACCCGGTCTGGATTGGTCTCCTGAGCTTGAGCCCCAAGCAGTGGCAGCTATCTCTCTGGTTAAGTCGTTTCGGAAGAAGCTTCTTGCTTCAGGCCGGACGACCCCAGAGGGGGACGCTATCGCTGCGGGTAAGTTCCACCGCTCAAACGAGCGGTGTCGAACCTGGGTTTATTGCCCAAATACGAGTCTTGATGAAGAACTAATGGGGGAGTTTAAAAACCTCCTCTATCGGTTCTTCTACCCTCAGGGATACTCTCTAGTACACCACGTCAACGATCTCTTTGATCGCGGGCGTTGTGGACCGGGGGTGTCGGTAGGTTCAAGGGGCGAAGACTTCTATACGAAGTTTTTCGCTTCGCCTATCACTTGTACTGCTGAGTCGCTGATGACCGCATATAGTAACGCGGTGTCTAACGATTTGCATCACAATTGGCTGATCGCGGAGTCCAACCGCGCTCGAGTCTACGGAGATGCAGAGTTAGTTCCAGGTAGTAGGTTCAGCTTCGTGCCGAAAGACGACACAACATCAAGGTTAATTGCCATTGAGCCCTCGCTGAACATGTTTTATCAGCTCGGGCTCGGCCGCCTGCTGGAGGAAAGGCTCGTGTCCTTCTTTGGACTCGACATTACTTCCCAGCCGCAGATTAACCAAGAGGCCGCTCGTTTCGGAAGCGTGACTGACGCTCTAGCTACGCTAGACCTAAGCAATGCTTCTGACTCAATCGGACTACCGATGCTTGAATGGGCTTTGCCACGTCCAATCCTGGACGTGTTGAAGCTGCTTCGCTCCCCTCAAGGGGGCCTTTCAGGCGAGCAACTGGAGCTGCACATGGTTAGTACTATGGGAAACGGTTTTACGTTCCCTTTGGAAACCCTTGTGTTCTCCTGCGTCGTTGTCGCGTGTATCAAGTCTATGGGGTTTACACCCCAGAAACCTTACACTACCTCTTGTTCCGCCCTAGAGTCTAATGAGCTCTATGGGTATTGGGGGGTCTTTGGAGATGACATCATATGTCACTCGCGGGTCGCTCTTAGAGTGATCCGGCTCCTAGACCTCTTGGGATTTGAGGTAAACCGCGACAAGTCCTTCGTTGAGGGCGTCTTCCGGGAATCATGCGGTCGTGACTTCTTTCGAGGTTACGATGTTCGCGGCGTTTACTTAAAGCGCCTCGATCGTGCAGAATCCCGTTATGTTGCTATCAATGCACTGAATGTCTGGTCGGCTAAAACAGGGATTCCCCTGCGTAAGACGATCAGGCGGCTAGTGGATTCAGTACGGTACTTACCAGTACCGCCATCTGAGAACCACGATGCGGGAATTCGGGTTCCTTTCTCGTTCGTTCAGCCTCTCTGTAGGGTAGACAATAACCGTGCGGTGATTTATCACCGTCGGCTTGTCAACCCCAAGAGGATGACGATCAAGGAGGGGGAAATCCTTGTTCCCAAGCAGTTGAAGAGACGTTTTTATAACCCCGAAGGGTTATTACTTGCGTTCCTTCATGGCAGCATCCGTGACTGCCGCATCTCGCTCAGGCAGAGCGAATTAATGCGGTACCACACGAAGCGGGGTGTAACTCCCAATTGGGATTACATCCCCCCTACGAGCGACATTGCGTCGCTCTGTGGTGG